TCACGCCCCCCAATCGGAACCATCGGGATCCGACCAGAAATCTGCGGGCTGCTGCTGCGGCGATCGCCGCGTCGGCAGGGTGGGAGCGCCTCCCCCGAACCGGACCCGAATGATCGCGGCCGAACTCGTGGCCTCCTGGAATACCGCCTCGAACGTCTCGCCGGCATTGATCTTGCGCACGATCCACGGTGCGCGCTCGGCCGTGAGGTAGCCTAGCTGGATGCCACGCTGGCTGAAGGCGGCGACTGCGTTGCGGTCTGCGCGATTGCGAGGCTCCGGCCGCAGCTCGACCGCTTCCCCTGGCGCGCACAGCGCCACCTCGAAGCGCCGGTTGCTTTTCGACTTGTCCGGTTTCGCGAAGTCCAGACCGACGACAGCGAGGCTCAATTCACGATCGTCCATTCCGATGCTTTCGTAGGGCGGGCCAGAGGAAATAGTAGCACGCGGGAAAACCCCAATATCCCCAACCTGCACGGTTTTCCGCCATTTTTACCCCAACATTTACCCCAATCTTTCTATAACCTGATTATACTATCTAGACCCAACCATACCCCCGAAAAATATCTATTGTTTTCAATTACATTGGGGTTGCGCCCTCAAGATATTGCAAAAGATTGGGGTGAGATCGCAATCCATAAGCGGCGTCTTTTCAGTGACTTAACAGCCACTTTCGGCGAAGGTTGGCGAGATTGGGGTTTTCCCGACTCCCCTACCCGTCGCTCGCGATTTGCCGCTGCGAATTGACGATCGAAACGGAGCTACGCGCGGGCCTGGCAAACAGGTCGCCAGCTGCATTAATCTGCAACACGCTCCGGGCCACGAAATGGCGGCTTTCTGTAGGCGCGGGCTGCCCTCCGGCAAAAACCCGTTTCGGCTGCAATAAAAGGGACACGAAAAGTGGGCGGGCGAGGTGGGGGACAAAGCGCTTGATTTGGGGTCGCGACGGTCCTGGCCCGGCATGCCCGCCCTGCCCGGGGAGCGCCACGCTGCAGGGCACGATCGAGGAAAGCCAAGCGTCGCAACCCTGAGTTGCCCATGCCCTGTACGGGCTCCCTAGCCCCCCTTGGGTGGGGCTGTCTCTGGAGAGCGCGTGACCAGATGCGCAGCTATCTTGCTTTGTTGGAAATGTTCTACTTATGTTCTGCGCAGACCATAAGGGAGATTGAACGTGCGCCAAGTAGACCGAGACGAACTTATCCACCTGTTGTTCGCGGGCATGCGCGGCTGGACGCCGACGCTCCGCAAGCAGCTGTCATCGAACATCACGGCCGATCGCGACAAGGCGCGCTACATCGCCGCGGGGATCCTCGCCGACAAGCTGCAGCGCCTGGACATCCTGTCGCAGGCCCCGCCCCCGCCCCCCTTCAGCTTTGCGAATTTTGAAGGAGGCTCTGGCGTTCCGGCGATCACCGAATAGGATCGACCGATGCCGCGCCGCGTCACCCGACAATCACTAGCCGCCCGAGTCGAGCATCTCGTCCTAGCAACGCTGGTACTCGGGTCGGGCGTGATGACGGCCGCGGCGATCGTCGCGGCCGTCATGGGATGGATCGGCCTCTAGCCGACCGGGTAGTTCGAGATCAGCAGCTCGGCCGCTTTGGACGCGGCACCCGCGCCGACCGTGTACGTCGTCTCGAACTCGCGCATCGCGAACCCGGCAAACACCGCGCGCACGCCAGGCGTGTCATTGATCGAAAGCAGGAAACGACCCTTGATCGCGCCGAGCTGCGCCGCCAGGTGCTCGAAGTCGGCGCGCCCGAACACGTCCTGGCCATAGTCAGTCTCGCATCCCCAATAGGGCGGATCGAGATAGAACAGCGTGCCGGCCGAGTCGTAGCGCTTGATGAAGTCGGCATAACCGAGCTGTTCGATCACGACGCCGGCGAGCCGATCGTGGATCTCTGCGAGCAGCGGCTCCAGCTTGCCGTCGTCAAATCGCGCACCCGCTCGAGCATCGACGCCGAAATGACGGCCGCTCACCTTCCCCCCGAACGCCAAGCGCTGAAGGTAAAGGAAGCGCACCGCGCGCTGCAGGTCGGTCAACCGCTCGGCCGGCATCGCCTTCAACCGATCGAACTCCGCCCGGCTGGTCACGCGAAAGCGCAGCATGTCGATCACGTAGGGATAGTGCTCTTGCAGCACCCGGAAAAAGGTCGCGATGTCTCCCGAGACGTCGTTTATATACTCGGCGCGCGGCCTGCGTCGTCGTCGCAGGAAGATGCCGCCCATCCCGACAAAGGGTTCGGCGTAGCTTTCGTGGCTCGTCCCATCGATCAACGGGACCAGGCGGCGCGCAAGATTACGCTTTCCCCCGATGTAACCGCTGGCGGGGGACACGGATTTGACGTCATTCATGGTGTACATGTTGGATTTCTCGCTCTTTTAGGACCCCGCCCGGTTTGCCGGGTGCGGGACGGCCGATGGCCGATTGGTCGTGGCGAGCTGATCCTCGTCGGTTGGCCGGGTGGCAGCCCGGTCTCCCCCGCCCGGGCAAAGCACCGGGCGGAATTCTATGCGGCCGGTGCCGAACGGCTCCGCGCCTTGAACCGGATCGCCTCGAACCCAAGCGCGTCATTCGCCGCCAGGCACGCCGCCTGCAGTGGCTCGATCTCCAGCTCGAAGAACATGTCGACCACTTCGCTCGTCTTGCCGAGCTGCGATCCTTGCGCCGGCACGATGCCCAGCACCGATGGCGGCGTCCGGTGCGCGGCCAGCACGTCGTCGCGCGTCGCGTTCTTGATGCCGAGGAACTCGTCCTTCGCCCCCACCTCGGCGATCGGCAGGATCTTGATGCTGCCTTCCTTGCCGTTCGGGGCATGGACGAACATGTTCTTGAAGTTGCCCGGCCCCTTCGAGTTGCGCATCGCTTCTTTGATCGCATCGGTATCGTTCACGTCGATATCGCCGGTCGCATAAAGGATGTACCCGGCATGGCTGCCGTTGAGGTAATAGCGCCGACGGAACAGCGTCGCGGCCTCGTTGAGCAACGCCGACTGCAGCGCGCTCAGATATTCGGGCACGCCGTAAATCTCCTGGTTGATGTCGGCCTGCATCACCTGGACCACGCTGCCCGGCCGGAACTCGGTCTCTTGCAGATACCCCGGCACGAAAAAGAACTGCCCCGCGACCAGCCCGCGCCGGGTATATTTCGCCAGCGAGTGATCGAGCCGCATCGTGCCGCCCAGTACGTTCTTGCGCTCTTCGAGGTAGCCGTTGCCGAATACCAGCAGATCCTGGACGAAGGCCTTGAAAGCCGTATGGCTGAGCAAGGGCGTCGGCTCGAACGACGCGGCGAGCAAATTGCGCTTCAGGATGATCGCCGAGCTGTGGTGCGGCGATACGCGGAACGCACGCGCCAGGCCATCGAGCGAGATCGGCGGCTCGTACCAGCGCCCGTTATGGACGCATTCGATCAGGTCCATGATCTCGCGCCGGTTGAGCACCGGCTCGGGGTCGCCGAAGCTGAAGATCAGCGGCTCGCGCGGACGATCGCTATCGCGCGCCGCGGCGCCGAACGGGGGCAGCTCGTTCATTCGAAGATCTCCATGCGCGTCTTTGGCCGCGCGTTGCCGTCAAGGGGTTCGTTGATAAAAATGTGCATCGCCGCCCAGGCGAGGTCGGCATGGCCGACGTCCTCGGTGCGGCTCGCCTTGAAGGTGATCGCGCGGCCGCTGCCGGTGAGCGTCTTCTTGATCGACAGGAAAGATGATTGCAGGTCGATCCAGCCGGCATCCCATTCGACCCGCTGCCGGGCGATCGTATGCTGCGCCTTCATCACCATCGTGACCTTGGCTTCGACCGAATATTCGATCTTCACCACGCCGCGCATCTTGTCGCGCAGCAGCTGATAGACGGCCGCGCCCACGCCATTGGCATCGATGCCGAGATAGGTGCAGTTATAGCGCGCCAGGATCGCCACGATCATCGTCGCTTGCGCCTCGAAATCGAGTCCGCGGAACTGATGCCGCTCCAGCATCCGGAACTTGCCGCCCGGCCCGCCAGGCGGCAGCGCGATCACCAGCGCGGCATTGTCGCCATCCTCGCTTTCCTGCGGATCGTATCCCGCCCACACTTCGCGGGCTCCCACCGGGCGCTTGGCGATCGGGTTGAAATCAGCCCAGTCGACCATCGTATCGACCGAACAGCGCTGCAGCTCGTTGAACTTGAACGCCGACAGGCTGTCGTCGACGAACTGGCACATCAGGAGATTAGCGAATTCGTCCGGCGCATATTCGATGCGCAGCTCGTCCACGTCGAACAGGTCGCAACCCCGCTCGGCCGCGTCCTCGATCGTCACGATCTGTCGCCAGACATTGTCTTCGCAGCGGTGCCCACCCTTCAGCGCGGCATGGCTGACATCGATCTCGATCCGGTCGGCCTTCTTGACGCGCCGGTTGCGCCGCTCGCCCGTCCAATATGGATGCGCCTGGTGCGCGACGCTCGATGGCGTCGAGAAATAGGTCCGGCGCCAGCGCTTGTGCATCGCCATCGCGCTGGCGACCTTGTTCAGTTCCTCGAACCCGTAGGTCCAGAAGAATTCGTCGAAGTAGAAATTGCCGTGATAACCCTGCGCGGTGCGGGCGTTGGTGCCGAGGAAGATCAGCTCGGCTGCCGGTTCGCCCTCGGGAATCGTGTCGGCCTTCAGGACGATCGGGTCGCCCTGCAGCTTGACGCCGACACGCGCTGCGAACTGGACGATGTATCCCCGGAAGATATGCGCCTGCGCCTTCGACGCCGACAGGAATATCTGGTTCCCGCCCCCGCGTAGCGCGTCGAGCAGCGCCTCGCGCGCGAAGTACCAGGTCGCGCCGATCTGGCGCGACTTCAGGATCATGCGGGTGCGCTCGTCCTTCGCCCACCACCAATCCTCCTGATAGCCGAACAGCTCGGCCATGAAGATTTCCTCGAGCTGCTCGACTTGCTCGGTCGTGAAATGGTTCTTTACCGGCTTCTTGCGCTCTCCGGCGTTACGATTGCCGACCTTCTCGTTGAGATCGCCTTCGTGTCCGCCTGGCGCTTCGAACCGGCGCACCCGCGCGCCCGATACGACGGCGCGCATCAACAGATCGATTTCCTTAAAATCACCGCCCGTCTTGTTGTCCTTGGCGATCAGCGTGTTGAGGCGACATTCCAGCGCGTCTTCGATCTTAGACAGCGACGGGGCCTCGTCCCACTTCTCGCGGTCCTTCCACGCCTGGACGGTCGCACGTACGAGGCCGAGCTCGCCGGCGATCTGCGTCACCCCCCAACCGCGCCAGTACAGGCTGCGCGCCTGCCGTCGCGCGTCGATCGCGATCGGCGCGGTCGAGGCGGGCAGCGGCATGCCGGTATCGGGCGGAAGCTTGCTCATGGCGCGCGAACCTAGCCATGCGATCGGCGCGGCTCGCAGCCGGTGCTTTTGTAGAATGGGTTTCTACAAAAGCGCTGGCTTGAGATGCGCGCGCTCTTCGGTGCCTTTTGCGGCCCTAGATGCCCACCCCTAACCGGATTGGGCGGCACGCACCGATCCGAGGGACCAGACCGCCATGGGCACCAAGAGCAAGTTCTTCCGCGCTTTCGTCGCGGGCCAGACGATCAGCGACGGCCGCGTGATCGATCCCGCCTGGATCGATCAGATCGTCGAGACCTTCAACGCCGAAACCTACAGCCCGCGGATCAATATCGAGCATATCGCGGGCTTCAGCCCCGAACCGCCCTTCAACGGCTATGGCAATGTGGTGGCCGTAAAGGCGCAGACCGATGCCATCATGATCGACGGCAAGAGCGAGCAGCGCCGCGCGCTGTATTGCCAGGTCGATGCCAACGATCAGCTCGTTGCCCTCGCCGGTGCCGCGCAAAAACCCTTCCCCTCGGTCGAGCTAACGCCGAGCTACGCCGGCACCGACAAGATCGGCCTGATCGGCCTCGCCTTCACCGACAAGCCCGCCTCGATCGGTACGCAGGCGCTATCCTTTTCGCGCACCGCGCCTGGCACGGTGTTCGCGGCCTCGCCCGAACCCGTCGCGATCGAATTCGATACCAAGCCGGCCGATTCCGCCGGCGTCGCCGAGGCGATCAAGGCGGGCTTCGCGAGCTTCGCCGCGATGTTCAGCAAGGCCGAGCCTGAGAAGCCGGTCGAACAGCCCAAGACCCCGGCCAATGACAATGCCTTCGACGCCGCCAAATTCGCGACCGCGATGGGCGAACAGGTCGCCAGCGCGATCCTCGCGGCGGTGAAGCCAGCCAATGATGCTGTCGTCGCGATGCAGACCGAATTCGCGTCGATGAAGGCCAAATTGGAGGCGACCGAGGCCCCCGGCTTCAACCGCGCGCCTGCCAGCGGCGGAACGGGCACGGCCGTCACCGACTGCTGATCCCGACCGACCTCAACGCCTCTCTCGAACGATTCGCCCAGGAGCACCACGATGCGCAACACGACCCGCCTGCTGTACAACGCCTATGTCAGCCAGATCGCGCTGCTCAGCGGCGTGCCCGATGCCACCACGCAATTCACTGTGGCTCCGGTGGTCGAGCAGAAGTTGATCGAACGCGTGATGCAGTCGAGCGACTTCCTGTCGCGCGTCGGCAACGTCACCGTCACCCAGCAGGAAGGCGACAAGGTCGGTATCGGCGTCACCCGCCCGATCGCAAGCCGTACCAACACCGCGGCCGGCACGCGCCGCACGCCGACCGATCCGACCGACACCTCGGATCTCGGTCGCTATCGCTGCGAGCAGACCAACAGCGACACGGCGATCAAATATGCCAAGCTCGACGCCTGGGCGCATCGCCCGGAGTTCCAGACGCTGGTCCGCGACGCGATCGTCAAGCAGAAGGGCCGCGATCGCATCATGATCGGCTGGAACGGCATTGCCGCTGCCGCGCAGACCGATCGCACCGCCAATCCGCTGCTGCAGGACGTCAACAAGGGCTGGCTGTACAAGATCCGGACCTATGCGGCGGAGCGCGTGCTCAGCGATGGTGGGCTGACGGTTGGCGCGCTTGCCGGGACCAAGGCGATCTATGTCGGCGGCGGCACGCCCGGCACCGATGTCGATTACGTCAATCTCGATGCGCTTGCCTTCGATGCGGTCGAGCTGATCGACGAATGGCACCGCGACGATACCGACCTGGTCGTGATCCTCGGCCGCGATCTGCTGCACGACAAATACTTCAACATCGTCAACGCAGCGGGCGACAAGGCGACTGAAATGCTGGCGCGCGACGTCATCATGTCGACCAAGCAAGTCGCGGGCATGCCCGCGGTGCGCGTGCCGTTCTTCCCGGCCAATGCGATGCTCATCACCACGCTCGCCAACCTCGCAATCTATACGCAGGCGGGCACGACGCGTCGCCAGCTGCGCGACGAACCCGCGCTCGATCAGATCGAGAATTATGAGAGCGTCAACGAGGCCTATGTCGTCGAAGACTACGGCCTGACCTCGCTCGTCGAGAACATCGTCATGGGCAAGAAGCCGGCCTGATCGGCCGCGCTTCCGCGCCCTCTCTCGTTCGCCCTCCCCCCGTTCGCCCTCCATATCCGAGACCCCGCATGAGCCTTGCTCGACACCATCGCGACCGCATCTTGGCCGCAAAGACCGTGGCAAGCTCCGACATGGAGGGCGGGCTTGCCACGTCGCTCGACGACAATGCCAGCCCGGCCGATCGCGCCCAGGCCACGATCAATATGCGCCTCACGCACGATCTGCGCCGGCTGAAGGAAATCCAGTCGATCCAGCTCAAGATCGCCGCCAAGCGCGAGATGCTGCCCGAATATCGCTCCTGGATCGAAGGCTTGCTCGATGCGGCCGAGGAGACCGGCCAGGGCGTGCAGGACGAAGTGCTGCCGACCATCATGGTCTGGCTGATCGACGTGGGCGACTTCCACGATGCGATGCCACTGATCGAATATGTCCTGCGCTACGATATCACGCTGCCCACGCGCTACGCCCGTTCGGCCCCGGCGCTGATCGTCGAGGAAATCGCGACTGCCGCGCTCAAGTCGCAGCTCGCCAATGAAGCCTTCGATTTCGAGATCCTCGAGCGGATCGAGGAATTGACCGAAGCCTGCGACATGCACGACGAGATCCGAGCCAAGCTGCAGAAGGCGATCGGCTTCGAGCTGGCGGAACGCGCCGAGGCACTCGACAAGGCCGACCCGGCGCTGCCCGCTGCGGCCGCGCGCGCGCTTGTGCCGTTGCGCCGCGCGCAGCAGCTCCACGATCGCGTCGGCGCGAAGGACAAGATCAAGCGGCTGGAAAAGCTCCTGTCGCCGCCATCGAACACCGATTGACCAGCTCGCCCCCGGCGCTCGGGGGCGGATCATGCGCATGCGGGAGGGCCTTCGGGCCGAGGGCCGTCAGCGACTCGATCCCCACCCCCGTAGGCCGCCCCATCGGCCTGCTGCCAAAGGATCCACGCCGATGATCGACCAACCGACCCTTGCCGGCATCCTGGCCGCACTCTTCACCGGGCTGGTGATCGTGTCGATCTGCGTCGGCATCCTCCTCACCATGACCGGAGCCGTGCTGCTGGCCTTCGTGCCCGCGCCGATCGCCCACGCGCGCAAGCACATCACCTTGGCGGTCGCACGGATCGCCTTCGGCCTGGCCGGCTTTTTTTGGGGCGCGTGGACGCTCGTGCGAGTCCTGCTGTGAGCGGAGGGTTCAACTGCAACCCGTCGATCATCCCGGCGATCGACGCGACGCCCGAGGCGGTGATCACAAACGACGGCTGGTTTCCCGATGTGGATCCCGCGCTGTTGCGTCTGCAGGTGCGGATCCGCGACAGCGTCACGCCCGAGCGGCTGCGCGAAGCCATCCTTGGCGCGATGATCTCGATCGGCAACGTTCTGGCCGCGTGGCGGCTTCCGCTTGAAATGAGCGGAATCGCATCGCTCGCCGACGTGCCCGCGGCGCAGCTCGGCGGCGAAAGCCGACTGGTCCTGCTCTATCGCCGCGCTATCGCCGCCCAGACCAAGGCCGATTTGGTAGAACGCTATCGCGATATGGATCTGACCGGTGCCGGGCAGCGCCAGGTCGGCGATCTCGATCAGTCTGTCGAGGAGCTGCGCCGCGACGCGACGCACGCTGTGCGCGACATGCTCGGCCGCACCCGCACCGATGTTGAGTTGATCTGATGTCCGACAGGATTTTCGCGCAGCAGGGCGACACGCTCGACGCCCTGTTGTGGCGCACGCGCGGCTTCGGCCCCGATGATCTGGTCGGTGTGCTCGAGGCCAATCCCGACCTTGCCGCGCTGGGCGCTGTCCTGCCGCTCGGCACCGTCGTCACCGTGCCCGAGGCGGCGACGCCCACCCCGCGCACCCTGCCTCTCATCCAGCTTTGGGATTGACGATGGAAAAATATCTGCACGAGCTGTTCGCCAGCGCACTCGCCTTCCTGATCGGCCTCACCCCGGCCGCGCTCGGCGCGGCGGTAAGTCTGAGCTACGAGAAGGGCCTGACCTGGGCGGAGCGCTTCACCCAGCTCGCGGTCGGCACGATCGTGTCCTATTTCGCCGGCGGCTTCATCGCTGCGATCTGGCCGTGGGGCACGATCAATCCGTTCGTACTGCAGGCGATCACCTTCACGGTCGGTATGATCGCGTTCAAGGCCACCCCCAAATTCATCGCAAGCTGCAGCGACGCGGTTGCCAGCCTTCCCGCGCAGATCCGCGACCGTGCCGTTTCGTGGTTTCCCAAGCGAAAGGATGACGCATGAGCGCAACCTCACCCTCCGGCGCTCGCCTGGTCTGGGACCAGTCGGCCGGTGAAATGCGGCTCGACGGCGCGCTCCTGTCGCGCGGCTACGCTGGCCGCGGCCGCGGTATCAACAATCCAGCGATGCAGGACGCCGTCGCGGTCGGTCCGATTCCGCGCGGATTGTGGAGGCTCACCGCGTTGCGCCTGACTGGCGCATCGACCGGACCTTACACCATCGTGCTCGAACCCGCTCCCGGCACCGATGCGCGCGGACGGTCGGCGTTCAGGATCCACGGCGACAATGCACGCCTCGATCGCAGCGCCAGCCACGGCTGCATCATCCTGCCCCGCACTGTGCGCGAAGCGATCTGGCGCAGCGGCGCGCGGCTTCTGGAGGTGGTAGAATGATGAAGCTCCTCAAAGGCGCGCTCGGTCTTGCCTGGCGCGCGATCGTGCCCAACACCGAATGGCTCGTGCTGCTGGCCGTCGCCGGCGTCGGAGCTTGGCTCTATGCCCAGCTCGGACAGATCCGCGCCGATCGCGACCGGCTTGCGCATTTTGCCGAAGTCGCCTGCGCATCGTCGGGCGCGCCATTCCCGGGCAGCCGCGTCGCTGGGAAAGACGCGAAGGGCAAGTCGGTCGCGATTGCCTATCCCGCGGGCAAGCTCTGCGGCGAACGTATCGTGGCGCTCGCCAAGTTCGAGCGCGAGACCGATGCAGCGACCGCCAGCACGCTCGCGACCGCGATGACCGACCACGACCGCAAATCGGGCACCGACGCAGCAAGCGCCGCCGAGGATGCCAGGGCGGCACGCGCCGCGACCGAACGTATGGAGAAAGCCGATGCCAAAATCGATCAAAGCAATCGCGTGGGGGGTAGCTGGTTTGACGCTGTCAACGATGTTGGCGGGCTGCGGCCGGCACGCCGGTGAACTGCAGGTCGAAGTGCCGCGCCCGGTTGCTGTCACGATAAAGGATACGCCCTCGGCCGAGCTGCTGCGTTGCCCCGAACCGCCCGCGGGCTTTCCCCGCACGGATGCCGTGATCGCACCCGATACCCGCGCGGCGATCATCCGCCTGGCCAAGGCCTACGCGATGACGGTGGCGCAGCTTGAGCGGTTGATCCGCTGGAGCAAGCCCGGCGCCTGCGGTGCGGAAGTAAAATGAAGAAGCCGGACGGCCTGCGCCGTTTGCTGATGCAGGCCGTCCCCGGCCTCGCGGCAGATCCATCGCGCTTTTCGATGTTCATAGACAAGGGCTCGATCGAGGCGCGTGCTGGGTCGCTTTCGTTCGAATATGCCTACACGCTTAATATCGTGGTGCAGGATTATTCGGGCGACATTGATGCGCTGATGGTCCCGATCCTCGCCTGGATCGCCGAGCAACAGCCCGACTTGCTTGAGCGCGACCCACGCAAGCCCTTCACCTTCGAATCCGAACTGCTCGACAGTGACGCGGCGGACGTCTCGATCGACCTGCAATTGACCGAAGCTGTCCGCGTCGCCCGCATGCCCACAGGCGGATATCAGGCGATCCATCTGGACGAACCATCGCGCGGCGATGCCTTCGAGGACGTTTGCGGTGCCAACCTGTGGCAGCTCCTGCTGCGCGAAGAGATGGTCACGCCAAGCATCCTGACCGTGCCGGAATGACCGACGATTTCGGCGAGATCGAGCAGCTCGCCGGCGCGCTGCTGCGCAAGCTCGCCAGCGGCGAACGGCGGAAGCTGCTGCGCCGCGTCGCCCGCGAAGTGCAGCAAAGCCAATCGGCGCGAATCGCTCGGCAACAGGATCCTGACGGCCAGCGCTTCGCCGCGCGCAAAGCGAAGAAGCCGCCATCGGTCGGCACCTATGCGGTGAAATTCCTCTACCCGCGCGGCGCGCCCGAGCCACGGCTGGTGCTGATGAAGAGCTGGGTCCGAGAAGGTGGACTATTGACCGGCTTTGACATCGAGGCGGGCGGGATCCGCAGCTTCTTCTGGGACAAGGTCGATCGCTGGCTACCGCTTGATCCTGCCGAGCAGAACAAGAGCGGTGGCAAGTTTCGGCGCAAAGGCCGAATTCGCCAGGTCGCGATGTTCCGCAAGCTGCGCACCGCCCGCAATCTTCGCTCCGATGCTACAGACCAGGAAGCATGGATCGGCTTCACCGGCCGCGCGGCCGAGATCGCGCGCGTCCACCAGGATGGTTTGCAGGATCGGCCCGCAGCAAAGGCGAAGCCGGTTCGGTACACGAAGCGCACGCTGCTGGGCTTGACCGAGGCCGAACGTTCGCACGCACTCGACATGCTTCTGGAATTCGTCACTTCGCGCTGACGCCATCCTCGCTTTTGTAGAAACCCGTTCTACAAAAGCGCGTCATGGCGTTCGCCACGCCCTCGCGGCGACATGGCCGCGTGTCCGATACCGCCACCCTTTCCAGCAGCGTCGATCTGTCGCGCCTCCCGCCCCCTACGGTGGTTGAGCAACTGTCGTTCGAGACGATCTACGCGGAAATGCTCGCCGACCTAACCGCGCCGGATATGCTCCCCAGCTTCGATGCGACGGTCGAATCCGATCCGGCGGTGAAGATCCTGCAGGTTGCCGCCTATCGCGAACTGCTGATCCGCCAGCAGTTCAACGAACGCGCGCGTCAGGTGATGATTGCCTACGCGACCCGCTCCAACCTAGATCAGCTCGCTGCGATCGTCGGCGTCGAGCGCCGTGAACTTACCCCGGCCGACCCTGTAACCGGCGCAGCGGCGATCATGGAGGCCGACGAAGATCTCCGCCAGCGCGTCGTGCTGGCCCCGGAGAGCTTCAGTGTGGCCGGTCCCGAAGGCGCATACGTCTTCCACGCGCGCTCGGCTGATGCGACCATCCGCGACGCCAGCGCGTCCAGCCCCGCCCCCGGTGAAGTCCTGGTCTCGATCCTCTCGCGCGAGGGCAACGGCATCGCCTCGGCCGACCAGCTCGAAGCGGTGCGCGACGTTCTCGGGACGGTCGCCGGCAATAAGGTCCGCCCGCTTACCGACAGCGTGACGGTCGCGTCGGCTTCCATCGTCGATTACACGATCGACGCACGCCTCACGCTCTATTCCGGCCCCGATGAAACCGTCGTGCTGGCGGCCGCGCAAGCCCGACTGCGCGCATGGCTCGCGCAAAGCGGCGGTCTCGGCATCGACGCCGTGCGCGCCGCGATCACGTCGGCCCTGTTCGTCGAAGGCGTCCAGAACGTCCAGCTCGTCGCGCCCGCGGCCGATGTCGTGGTCAATCAGACGCAATCCGCGCATTGCGCTGGTTTCTCGGTGACGGTGGCCGGCCGTGGCGCCTGATCTCCTACCCCCCAATGCGACCGCGCTCGAACGCAGCGTGTCGACCGCCATCGCCCGCGACGGCGCGATCGCCTTCGACCTTGGCGCACTGTGGAACCCCGCCACCTGCCCGGCCGATCTTCTGCCGTGGCTGGCGTGGGGCCTGTCGATCGATCGCTGGGATCCGACTTGGACCGATGACGAGAAGCGCGCCGCCACGGCCAGCGCGATCGAGGATCAGCGCCACAAGGGCACGCGCTGGGCGGTCGAACAGGTGCTGCAGCGCTTCGATGATCTGTTGCAATTGGTCGAGTGGTTCGAAGCCTCGCCGCAGCTAGATCCGTACACCTTCGAAGTCCGCTTGCCGCTGGTCGATGCCGATGGCGTCGCAGGCGGTCGCCGCGTCTCGGCTGACTTCGCCCGTGCGATCATCGCCGAAGTGTCGCGCGCCAAGCCGGTGCGCGCACACTTAACGCTGGTCCAGTCGCTCGAACTGGAAGGCGCGATCCTGCCCTTCGCCGCGCTCCAGGCCACCCACTATCGCCGTCTCGATACCAGCACGGTCAACGCAGGCGACACCACGCCGTGGGACGATCTGCTTCAGACCGAGACCGGTGAGCCGCTCTTCGATGATTTCGAAGCGATCGAGGATACCCCGGCATGACCGCTCTGACTTGCACGCTCACCAACGCCGGTCGCGCGGCCTTGCTGGCACCGGGTGGCGGCGGCACCGCGGCGGTGCAGATCGTCGCGGCCGGTATCACCGCGACCGCCTTCACCGTCGCGCCGACGCTCACCGCGCTCCCCGTTGAAATCAAGCGCCTCGCGACCGTTGCGGGCGTGGCGATCGATGCGACCACGATCCACGTCACGATCCGCGACGACAGCACCGACGCGTATACCGCGCGCGGCATCGGCCTCTATCTCGCCGACGGCACGCTCTTCGCGGTATATGGGCAGCCCCAGCCGATCCTCAGCAAGGCCGAAGCCTCAACCTTTTACCTCGCCGCCGATCTCAAGATGCTCGCTGGTCAGGCGTCGCAGGTGACGTTCGGCAACACCAATTTCATCAATCCGCCCGCGAGCGAGACCGTCAAGGGCGTCGCCTATCTTGCGACGATCGCCGAGGCGCTCGCCGGGGCGGTCGCCGACAAGCTGATCACCCCGGCGAGTATGAAGGCAGTGCTCGACAATTACGTCGCTGCCACCAAGCTCGGCGCACCCAATGGCGTCGCGACGCTCGGTCCGGATGGCAAGCTGCTCGTGGCGCAGCGCCCTCCGATTGACCTGATCGACGTCTTTCCCGCTGCCAACCAGGCCCAGATGCTCGCCCTGGCGGCGACACCGGGCGATTTCGCGGTGCGCGCCGACAATGGGCGGGTCTACGTCCTGCAAATTACGCCGGCGACCGTTCTCGCCAACTGGCTGGAAATCTCCACCCCTGCCCCGGTGTCGAGCGTCAACACCAAGGTCGGCACCGTAGTGCTCTATGCGGCCGATGTCGGCGCGGTCCCGGTCGAGCGCAGCATCACCGGTGCCGGGCTGCTGGCCGGCCAGGGCGGCGGGCTTGGTGCCGATCGCGTGTTCGAGCTGCTCGCGGCGAACGCAGCCGAGGCGCTCGCTGGCCTCGTCGCAAACAAGGTGCTCACCCCGGCATCGCTCGCGACGATCCTCGCCCGGCTCAGCGCGTCGGTCCCCACGTCGCGCACGATCGGCGGCACTGGCCTGGTCACCGGCGGCGGTGCGCTCGATGCCGATCGCGCGCTCGATGTCGCGGTGGCGAGCCTGGCCGAGATCGTCGCCGGCGTCACCGATGCAAAGGCGGTCACGCCCTACGGCTTGGCCAATCTGCCCAAGAGCCTGACCCCGAACGGTTATTACATCTGGCCGGGCGGTTTCATGATGCAGTGGATTCAGTATCGCAACGTCTTCACGGCCGAGGCGACGATCCCGATCACCTTCCCGCTGTCTTTCACGGAAATGGTTCTTCCACAGGTCGCGACCGCGTTCATCTCCAGCGGCACCAGGTTCAAGGATTTGATCGCGCAGATCATGCCCGCCTCGCTCGGCAGCGGCACCGTCCAGCTTCAGGCCTCCGAATCGCAGTCCCCGCGCGCGGATGGCTTCGACATCATCATCTTCGGAAAGTGAGCGGATCCATGATCTCCTGGAGCCCATCGACCAAGCATTTCTATCACGCCGAAATCCACGGCTCGACTGTTCCTGCGGACAGCGTGCGCGTCACCGCACGCCGCCATACCGAGCTGCTCGAAGGGCAGCGCCAGGGCCGCGCGATCCTCGCCACCACGACCGGCAAGCCGACCCTTTCGCCGATCCTAAAGCCGACGGTCGATCAACTGCGCGCTTTCGCGATTGCCGATATCAAGGCGGAAGCGGCACGCCGGATCCTCGCGGTCGCGTCGATCGCGCGGCAGACCAACGACAATGCCGCTATCGCCGCCTTCGCGCTTGGTCTGGCAACCGGCACCAAAACCGCGGACGGCGCGCAAAAGCAGGAAGCGAGCGCAGCACTCCGTCGGCGCGCCGCAATCGACGCGCTCCGCGCTGCTTCGAACACGCTGGAACACAAAATCGCCACTTGGTCCGCGCTGGCGTTGTCGAGCTTCGACGCGTCCGACGATGGCCATTGGCCGGTCGAGGGCTGAACATGGCAAAGGTTACCGAACTTCCCGAAGTCGTCGCGCCGAATGGCGAAGAACCCGTCATTATCATCTCGGGCGGCCGCGCTAAGCGGACCCGGTTCGATCGGCTGGCCACGATCATCAACAATTCGGTTGCCGCGGCGGGGACCGCGGCCGCCAACGCTATCGCGGATGCCAAGGCTCTCGCCTTGAACAATATCGACACCGCCCGGATCGCGGCGCTGGCAGCGATCAATTCGTTGGGTGCAAGCATAATTGATACGATCGCGGCGCTCGTGGCGTCCGCCAATCCCATCAGCTACGGAAAGCTGACCAAGCCCTCTGTCCATCGCCCGCCTCCCGCGATCGCCGACGCCGATGGAAATGCCCCCCTTACAATCTTCCAGGGCTGGAGCGTCGTTCTTACCTACACCACGCGGCAGGCAATCAATGCAGGCAAGCCAATCGAATTCACGGTCTCAAAAACCGGTGGCGTGCCTGATCCGGCTGGTCGGATGCAGGTCTATGCGGGCGCGGATTACCCAATGGTGCGCAGCGGAAATGCGCTCACGTATCGCGGCACTGTACCAGCAGGCACCGAGGTGCTTAGATTCCAGGCCCTGAGTGACGGCACGGTGACGTATGGGCCGGCACAGGTTTCGGTCGGCGGCGGGATCACGCAGCCGACCGACAATGCCTCACTCGCTCACGTGGGTGCCAAGCAGGACGCGTTCGACCAGACGCTGCCACTCCGCCTCAACCCCGCGATTTATGGAGCCCCTGCCAATTATGCATTGACCGGGAAAATCACCTTGCCTGCGCATTCGAACGGCTTTTGGTCTGTCGAGATCATCGGAGATTTCACCGCTGGCCAACCACTTACCACTCAGTTCGAATGCTCGTCCGATCTACAGACGGTCGTTCAATATGTCGGGATACGTTACAATAACGGTGATGCCGGTCCGGCGTCGGGTCACCCCGCAGTTTCGCTCGATTACCGAGGTGATGGCTCATACCTGGTTAGGGACTATTTCGACCCGGCTGTTGGTGCTTCGAAACCGACGGTCATTAGGATGACTTGGAACAACACGACCGACGCAGATTTTGTCATCGACAATCTTCGTGTTTATCCCTCTGATAATCCGCCGGTCCACACCAAGGTGCCAGCCTTGGTTGGCCGGACAATCGAGGACCGGGTGGCCCTCGAGAGCAGCTACGGACCGTGGCCGATCCGGGTCCTAATCAACGGGGACAGTACCTTTGCGCCCCACTTTAATGCTAGCGTCCGGTCGATTGGCTACTTTCTGAACCAGCTCCTGAACGGGCGCTTGCGCGTGATCGAGATCGGGGCCCAAGGCGCAAGCGCAGACGCCATTTTGGCGGCGAACGATCTTTGGAACCTGACCGGGAACGTGGTTGGAAATTACATTCCGGCCGATGGGTCCGAGTTCGAATTCAGCAACTGGAACCACCCGCCCGTCACGATCAATTCGCTCAACAACCCGCAAAATAATTGCCGAGCGGCGATCTTCGGCAACGAAATCGTATTCACGCGGGGCGTGTTCGGCGGAAGCACCGGGGCAGTCCCGAGCAGGCTGTGGGGACGCGCGGTCAACAAGTCTGAGAAAAACATATACATCCCCAACGGCTCGCGGGTCACGATGCAGCAGGGGCGCTCCGCCTCGCGCGACATCAACATCATGCAGACTTCAACGGTCAACGGTAGTCTAGTCGGGTCGGACGGCGCCGCCTACACGCAGTGGTACGCGATGCGCTGCGCCGGTCGATCGGCCGACTTCATCGCCCGCACGCAAGCGCGGTGGATCTTCATGCCGGCAATCCAGGGCGTGCCGGCTGGCACCGTTCCGGCAACGCCAAACCTTGGATCAACTGCGGCCGTAGCGAGCCTGCGCGCCGCAGGCTGCCCCGATAGCTGCATCCTCGATCCCAACGCGCCGCAGGGAGCGCAGGGGAGCGGCACGGGCGGCGTAAACCGTGAATATTTAAGCGACCTGAAGGCGCAGTTGCTCAACGCGCTGCTCGGTTACGTGAAGCCGAACATCGGCATCCTCTACCAGCAGCAGAAGCTGGGATATCGCTCGGACGATTTCTCGCGCGTGGCGACGACGGGCGACGCCTATCATCAGAACGAACTCTACAACGCTGCGCGCGCGATCGACATCTTCCTGTTCCCCGCCTTCCAGGCCTGCCTCAACAACCCCGATTGATCGGAGCCGACCATGACCGACAGCATGATGCACGCCATCCACCTTTACGTTGCCTTCAACGTTCAGCGCGAACTTGGGGAGACGCGGTTCAATCCTGAGACCGGTCGATACGAACCGGTGATCAGCACCGTGACGCTCTATCCGGATATCGGCTTCGGCGCGAAGCAGGTCGAAGTCACCAGCGAGGAACTGGCCGAACTCGATCGTCTCGGAGCGGAGGAGCAGCGGCCGTATTATTATTTGTCTGGTGGCGATCCGGTGCGACCGGGACATTCGATCGAATAGCAAGATCGCCGCGAGATCGGCCAGCACTGCTGCTTTTGTAGAAACCCATTCTACAAAAGCAGCCCCGCGCATCGATCGACGCGTCTCGCCATGCTCCGCGCATGAGCGACCCTGCCGATATCCAGCGCCTGATTGGCGACATGATGCGTCTCGGAACGATTGAGTCGGTCGATCGCGCGAAGCAAACCTGCCGCTTCCGCACCGGCGATATCGTCACCGGCGATCTGCCCTGGCTTGCCGCGCGTTCGGGCGCGACTAAATCATGGTCCCCGCCCAGCGTTGGTGAGCAAGGCGTCCTGTTCTGCCCGGAAGGCGACACCCGAGGCGGCTTCGTCCTGCCCGGGCTCTTCTCCAACGCGCACCCCGCCCCCTCGAGCGATGATGTCGAGCTGGTCGAATATGCCGACGGCGCCCGCATCGGTTATGATGCGACGGCACACGCCTTGACCGCGATCCTTCCCGATGGCGCGACCGTCCGCCTCGAGGCTCCAGGCGGGATCGCGTTCAAGGGCGATCTCGACATCGATGGCGCGCTTCGCGTGACCAAGACGATCGACGCCGAGGAAGAGATCACCGGCAAGGGCATCAAGCTCTCCGCTCACAAGCACGGCCTGGTTAAGACCGGCACCGACAAGTCAGGCGCGCCCGAATGAACGGCATGAACGCTCGGACCGGCGCGCCACTCGGCGGTGCAGAGCATCTCAAGCAATCCGTTGCCGATATCCTCGGCACGCCGCTCGGTACGCGCATCGGGCGTCGGCTCTACGGCTCCGAGCTCCCCGAACTGCTCGACCAGCCGATCAATCCGCTGCTCCAGCTTCGCCTGTACGCGGCGACGGCGCTTGCATTGCTGCGCCACGAACCGCGGCTGCGCCTGGCGCGCGTCGGTTTCGCGATTGGCACCACCCCCGGCAGCGGCACTCTTCGAATCGTGGGCAAGCGGACCGACGTGCCCGAACCCAATGCCGCTATCGATCTGACCATTCCGGTTCGCTCGCTCAGCACCCTTCCCGCCTGAAAGGATTACCCATGACGCTTCAGCACGGCATCACTGTTACCGAGGTCGCCAATCAGTCGCGCGCGATCGCCACCATCGCCACCGGCGTCATCGGCTTCGTCGCAACCGCAACCGCGGCGGCCGGTGCGGCAACCGTCGCGCTCAATGCCGCGTTCCCGCTCGATCGCCCGGTTCTGGTCACCGATATCCTCGGCGCGATCGAGGCGTCCGGGAATGGCGGCACGCTGAAGGGCGTATTGCGAGCGATCGCCGATCAGGTCCGGACGCCGGTTGTCGTCGTTCGCGTCGCGACCGGCGCGGACGCGGCGGGAACAGACGCGAACGTGATCGGCACCGATGTCGGGGGCGTGAAGTCGGGGATGCAGGCCTTGCTGGCGGCCGAGGCCCAGCTCGGCGTGCGGCCGCGCATCATTGGCGCTCCCGGCCTGGATCGTGCGGCCGTAACCGCCGCGCTGGCGATCATCGCGGCGAAGCTGCGCGGTATGGCCTATGCCGCCGCGATCGGCGCGAACCGGGCCGACGTCATCGCTTATCGTGGCACGTTCACCGCGCGTGAGCTGATGCTGATCTATCCCGATTTCCTGGTCGCCGACGGCTCGACCAGCCTTGGCGTGGCCCGCGCGCTCGGCCTGCGCGCCCGGATCGACCAGGAGCAGGGCTGGAACAAGACGCTGTCCAACGTGCCGGTCGTGGGCGTTGTTGGCCTTACCAAGGATATCGGCTTCGATCTGCAAAGCATCGACAGCGACGCGAACCTGCTCAACGCGGCCGGCATCACCACGATGGTGCGTATCAACGGTGCGCTGCGCTTCTGGGGCAACCGCACCTGCGCCGCGCTCGATAGCGACTTCACCTTCGAAAGCGCGACGCGCACCGCGCAGATCCTCGCCGACACGATGGCGAACGGTCTGGTCCGCTATATCGACAAGCCGCTGACGCCGAGCCTGGCCAAGGATATCGTCGAGGACATCAACCAGAAACTGCGCGAGCTGAAGCGCGGCGGCTATCTGCTCGGCGCGGTGGCCTTCTTCGATCCCGACAAGAACCCGACCGCCTCGCTCAAGCAGGGTATCCTGTCGATCAGCTACCGCTACACGCCCACGCCGCCGCTCGAACATCTCGGCCTGCTGCAGGAAATCACCGACGATTACCTGGCGGATTTCGCCGCGATCGCCGCCGGCGTCTGATCCTCCCGCGCAACCCCGCTTTCATTCCATCCTGATCCCGGAGACCGACCATGGCACTGCCCTTTAAGCTCAAGCAGATGATGCTCTTCAACGACGGCCTGGCGTATGTGGGCGACGTGACCTCGGTCACCTTGCCCAAATTGGTCCGTAAGCTCGACGAATATCGCAGCGGCGGGATGAACCGCCCGGCGAAGATCGACATGGGCGGCGAAGCGCTGGAGATGGAATTCGTCTGCGGCGGGCCGATGCGCGATGTATTCCGCCAATACGGAACCCCCGGCATGGGTGGCGTGCAGCTCCGTTTCGCTGGATCGTACCAGGATGACGATTCGGGCGAGGTCGCCGCTATCGAAGTCGTCGTGCGCGGCCGGCACGAAGAAATCGACATGGGCGAGGCAAAACCTGGCGAGGGCACCGACTTCAAGGTCAAGAGTTCGCTGATCTATTACAAGCTTACCTGGAACGGCGTCACCGAAGTCGAGATCGATGTGCTCGGTATGATTGAAATGGTCGGTGGCATCGACCGCATGGCCGAGATCCGCGGCGCGCTCGGCATCTTCTGATGCGGCGCAACGCCAACCCAACCGAAGCCTGCACCCCCCGCCAATGGCGGCAGGAGGCGCTTGCCGACCTTAAGGAATCCCTAATGACCGACGCCCCCACCTTCCGCACCGTCACCCTCGATTTCCCGCTCACGCGCGGGGACGAGACTGTCACGAGCGTCCAGGTGCGCAAGCCCGGCTCGGGCGAGCTGCGCGGCCTCACGCTGATGGCGCTCAGCCAGCTCGACTATGCCGCGCTGGAAACGCTGCTGCCGCGCATCACCATGCCGATGCTGCAAAAGGCCGATGTCGCGCGGCTCGATCCGGCCGACCTGATGCAATTGGGCGGCGAGGTAATGGATTTTTTGCTGCCGAAAGCCGCGAAGGAAGCGGCCTCCCCGCAAGCATAGACGACATCATGGCGGATCTGGCGACTGTGTTTCACTGGTCGCCGGCCGTCATGGACCCGATGAGCGTCGCCGAGCTGATGGGCTGGCGCGCGCGTGCCGCCGCACGCAACACCCCCGATCGCTGAAGGCGCACGCATGGACCGCAATCTCCGTATCCGCATGCTGCTTGAGGCTGGCGACAAGGTCACCAAGCCGCTCCGCGACATCGCGGCAGGATCCTCGCGCGCGGCGCAGGCGCTCAAGGCGACGCGCGACCGCTTGAAGGAGATCGAGCGCGCTCAGGCAGGGGTCGCGGGCTTTCGCGAATTGAAGGCCGGCCTGCGCTCGACCGAAACCGAACTCCGCCTGGCGCAGGGCCGCGTCGGCGATCTCGCGCGCAAGATGGCCGAGGCGGGAACGCCGACCAAGAAGCTGGCAGCAGATTTCGCGAAGGCGAAGCGTGAGGCCTCGGCGTTGAAGGACAGCTTCGACGGCCAGAACGTGAAGCTGCAGCAGCTCCGCGACCGGCTCTCGGCCGCCGGCGTCTCGACCTCCAGCCTCGCCGCGCACGAACGCCGCTTGCGCACCGAAGCCGCGCGCACGAACGATGAACTGCGCGAGCAGGAACGCCGCCTGACCGGCTTGGCCGATCGCAGCCGCCGCTTCGCAGCTGCGCGCGAGAGTTTCGGGCGTGTCCAAGGCACTGCCACTGGCCTGGCGGCTGGTGGCGCGTCGGCGATCGGCGTGGGCGCGTCGCTTGGCCGACCGCTGATCGAGGGTGTGCAACAGGCATCGGCATTCGAAGCGTCGATGACGACGATCGCGCAAAAGGCCAATTTGACGCGCAGGGAAGCGACTGCGCTTGGCAAACAGGTGCTCACCGTCGCGCGCGCCACCAACCAACTCCCGACCGCCATTCAGGAAGGCATGGATACGCTGTCCGGGTTTGGCCTCGATCCGCGCAGGGCAGCCGCCATGATGCAGCCGATCGGTCGCGCCGCAACGGCGTACAAGGCCGAGGTGACCGATCTTTCCAAGGCGGCATTTGCGGCCAACGATAATCTGAAGGTACCGATCGAACAGACGGCGCGCGTCATCGATATCATGGCGACCGCAGGCAAGGCCGGCGCGTTCGAGATCAAGGACATGGCGGGTTCCTTCCCGGCGCTTACCGCGGGCTATCAGGCACTCGGACAGACCGGCCTCGGGGCGGTCGCGGACTTGTCTGCTGCGCTGCAGATCGCCCGCAAGGGTGCGGGCGATTCGGAGACTGCGGCCACCAACGTGGCAAACATCATCCAGAAGATCGCATCGCCGCAGACGATCAAGGCCTTCGCGAAATTCGGCATCGATCTCCCCGCCGCGCTCAAGAAAGCCTATGACGATGGCAAGACGCCACTCGAAGCGATTGCCGAGCTGACGAAAAAGGCGACGGGGGGCGATCTCGGCAAGATCGGATTCCTGTTCGAGGACGCACAGGTGCAGCAGGGCCTGCGCCCGATCATTCAAAACCTTGAAGAATATCGGCGGATCCGTGCCGAGGCTGGCGCCGCCAGCGGGACGAGCGACAAGGATTATGCCGAGCGGCTGAAGGACACCGCCGAAAAGACCAAGCGCCTGTCGATCAACGCGCAAGCCCTTGGCGTGACGCTCGGTGGGCAGCTTCTTCCGACCGTCAACGCGGTGAGCGACAAGATCGCCAGCGCGGCCGAGCGCATCAACGCATGGGCGCAGCGCAACCCCGGCTTGTCGAAAACGCTGATGATCGCCGCCGCCGTGCTCGCCGGTCTGTTCGTCGTATTGGGGATCGGCGGCATCGCCATCGCCGCGATAATGGGGCCGATCGCTATCCTGAATTCGGGACTGCTCGCCATGGGCGTTTCAGGAGGCCTTGCCTCGATCGGCTTGCTCCCGATCATCGCAACCGTCGTGGGGGTCATTGCGGTCGCCCTGTTGCTCGCCGGTGCTGCATACCTCATCTACAAGAACTGGGATGCGATTACCGGCTTTTTCTCGGGCATCTGGAACCGCATCACTAATGCCTTCAATATCGGCCTGACTTGGCTGAAGGGCATGGTCCCGACGTTTAAGTCTATCGGCGCGATGATGCTCGAAGGGCTTCTATCGATGCTCAGCCCTGGGCGGCTCATGAAGCATATCTGGAACATGGGCGTGGCGGCGATCGGCGCGTTCAAGAAGGTGCTGGGCATCCAGTCCCCTAGCCGCGTCTTCGCCGCGCTGGGTGGCCATGTCACCGGGGGACTCGCGCTCGGCATCGATCGTGGCGGCGCAGCACCGGTGCAACGCCTTACGCGCCTATCGCGGCGCATGACTGCGGCAATCGCAGTCGGGGCTGCCATGCCCGCGATGGCTGGCACCACGGGCGGCGCTAGCGCGCGGCCGGCAATCGCCGCAGGCGCTGGCCAAGCGGTCCACAACGAATACCATTTTCATATCGTACAGCAGCCCGGCCAGGACGCCCATGCGCTGGCGGTAGCCGTCCGCGCCGAGATCGAGCGGATCAAGCGCGAGGAGGCAGCGCGCGCGCGAGCGAGCTTTGCCGATAAGCAGGATTGGAGCGACCACGCATGATCCTCTCGCTCGGCATGTTCGCCTTCTCGATCCCCACGCTCGCCCATGACGAGCTGCAGCGTCGCAGCGATTGGCGGCACGCGCGTACCGGCCGCGTCGGCGCGCGCGATGCCACCCAATATGTCGGGCCGGGCGATGATAAGGTCTCGATCAATGGCTCCGCCTTTGCCGAATTGTCGGATGGGCGCGCCTCGCTCGATCGGCTTCGCGAGATGGCCGACAGCGGCGACGCTTGGCCGCTCTTGGACGGGGCTGGCCGGGTCTATGGCGCGTTCGTCATCGAGAGCATCGACGAACGACAAAAGGTCTTCCTGCCCGACGGCACCCCGCGCCAGATCGATTTCGGTATCGATCTTTTGCGGGTCGAGGATCCCGAAGGATATTCGGCATGACGATCGCCAACATCGCCGGGTACCGCGTAACGCTCGACGGCGTGGATCTGACGCCGAAGCTCCGCCCCCGCTTGGTCTCGCTTGGCATCACCACGAAGCGCGGCGATGAAGCGGACCAGCTCGACATCGTCCTGGACGATACCGATGGCGGGCTGGAACTGCCCAAGGCCGGGGCGATCCTGCACGTCGAGCTGGGCTGGCTTCAGGGCAGCGGCGTGCGCGTCGGATTGACCGACAAGGGCAGCTTCAAGGTCGATGAGGTCGAACATGGCGGTCCGCCCGATCTCGTGACCATCCGCGCGCGCTCGGCCGATTTCACCGGAGATTTGCAGAAGCGGCGCGAACAGAGCTGGCACGATACCACGCTCGGCGCGATCGTGGGTGAGGTTGCCGGCCGCAACGGCCTGAAGGCGCGCTGCGCGGACGATATCGCGGGCATCGACCTCGATACCGTCGTGCAGAGCCGCGAAAGCGACATGGCGCTGATCCGGCGTCTTGGTCGCGAGCATGACGCCGTGGCGACGGTCAAGCGGGGCACGCTGATCCTCGCGCCTGTGGGATCCGCCACGGCCGCGGGCGGTGCCCCGCTGCCCGGCTTCGCGCTCGATCGCAGCGCCGGGGATCGCCACAGCTTCCGCATCGAAAAGCGCGAGGAAGCCGAAGGCGTCACCGCCTCCTGGCACGATCGCGCGGGGGCCGAGCGCAAGAAGGTCACGGTCGGCAAGACCGATGGCGCGCGGCAGCTTTCGCATGTCTATTCCAGCGAGAGCCACGCCACGCGCGCCGCGAAATCGAAGCTCGCCCATGCCAAGCGCCAGCCGGTATCGCTCACGCTCGCCCTCGCGCTCGGCCGCGCAGATCTCTACCCCGAGCAAAAGGGCAGCGTCAGCGGCTTCAAGGCCGAGATCGACGCGGTCGACTGGCTGATTGCCGAGGTGACACACAGCCTGGGTGAGGGAGGTTTTACGACCGCGTTGAAGCTAGAGAGCGCGCCGTAGCGCGCCAATTCATTCTAGACCCATCTGCGCCTTCGACATCAAACGGTCGTTCTGAAACATCGCGTTCATGTTACCCCCGAATGACGTACCCTTCCAAACATACATCGTGGTCTTCGTGCTGCCGAATTTGTTGGTCGACATCACCTCGCCCTCGTTTCCGCCGAGCACCTTGACGGCCTCGGCATAGGACATGCCGTCGCGCAACTGATCGAACTGTGCCTTAGTCACGAATTTCGAAACGACCGGAGCCTCTGGGGCGGCGCTGTAACCGGTCACTTTCTCTGGCGATGCGGGTTTCATCGTAGAGCCGATAATTGCGAGAACGATCAGCAACGCAAGGATTACGGCGCAGCCAATGCCCCCATTTCGAAGCATGTTGCCCTTCTTGGGCGCGATCGGCGTCGCTGGACTATTCTGCAGCAACGCGTTCTTTTGCGCGGCGAATTCGGCCTCGCTCAACACGCCCTGATCACGCAAAGCCGCCAGCTGCGCGAGTTCCTCAGATATATTCGCCATGTCTTGCTCCCCGTTTTCGTTGCTTCAAGTCCGCCGCCCGATAAAGACCACGCGACCAACCAAATTCACTTCGTCGGCAGGCACTTCTTCGTCCGACACCCGGTCGTTGTCCGACTGAATGATGACCATCGACCCGCGCAGGCGGAGGCGCTTGATCATGCCGATGTCACCCACGGTTAGCGCCCAGATAGCGTCGGCCTCATCGAGTTTGCGGCGCGATCGGTCGATGATCACCATGTCGCGATCGCGGATCGTGGGATCCATCGAGTCGCCCTTCCCGCGCGCGATCGTCAGGAAAGTCGGCGGCGAACTGGTAATCGACTCCACCCACAGCCGAGGGAAATGGTGAACCTGCAGTTCGATGTGATCGCCGGTGAAGGTACCGCCCATGCCATAGTCCTGGTCGATCTCGGCGATCGGGACCAGGTCGAGCTGTTCGGCAATGGCTTCGGACGTCACGGTCGGGAGCGCCCCGAGGCTTGGATCGTCGGTTTCTCCGGTAAGATATTCGGAAGTGGTCCCGAGCGCGCGGGCGATCTTGTGCAAATGAGCCGAACCGCCAGGGTTATTGCTGACGATCTTAGCGATTGCACCTTGCGTCACGTTCACACGGCGCGCGAGCTTGCTCTGCGACAAGCCGCAAGCATCGAGCATTTCCCGAACGCGATCGCTTCTGATCATTCGACAGGCCTATCGCCAAAGTAATAGATGGCAATCGCACTTTGCTGGTTGACGCTCTATTCCTTTGGTAATAGATCGGCTGCATGGACGATCAACCAACCCCTTTCGAGGCCCTGACCGATGCAGTCCGCATCGCAGGCGGCCAGTCAGCACTGGCGCGGATCTGCGGCAAATCGCAGCCTGCCGTCTGGAAATGGCTTCAAAGCAGCAAACGCCTCCCGGCCGAGCATGTCATTGCGGTTGAGGCTGCGACCCGAATTTCCCGTCATGCGCTCCGCCCTGACATCTATCCTCCAGAGCATCCGTCGCACCCCTCCCTGCGCGGTGATGTCAGCTCTGTAGCCCCTGGCGGTCCGATCGTCGCATGCGATCGGCCCGCCTTTTTGCAGAGGAAAGTGGCATGATGCTCGAAGCTTCCCTGCGCAAACTGGTTCGCGAAGAAGCAGCTAATGCCGCCGTTGGCACGGTGAACGCCATGAGCACGGCGCTTGCCGAGGCCGTGCGGACAGGAACGCGCGAGGCTGTCCGGTCAGCTTCCATCTCGATCGATCGCTACAATCGGTTGATCTGGCCGCCCGCTGATCTTCGCGATTCGTTGGTCGCCGCCAAGCCTGTCGATCTCGCCATTACCGAGACTGTCAAACTGGCAGAGATTCGATCTGAGTGTCTCAAGTTTGCGATAACCTCGCATCCGCAAGCCACCGAACCCAACGCCATCGTCGCAACGGCGGCGCTGTTCGCGGCATTCGTTCTCGACGGCACGCCGTCGATGCGCTGTGCACAAACACCGACGCACGTCGTAGCCGAGCAGGCCGCGTGATGGCGGACATGACGCACACCCGCATACAGCAGAGAGCATCGCGCCCGCTTTCCGTCTGCGAGCTTGCCACGGCACAAGCCGCGGCGGAGGCTACGCGCGATCGGGCGATCGAGATCGTCGCGCTCGCCTCCAAGGTCTACCGCGAAAAAGGCATGACATTGAGCGCCGAGGCGTTCGAAGGCTTGGGGGAGACGATCGCCAAGCAACTCGAGCTCCATGTCGTGGTGAGCCACCTGTGACAAAGGCGCGCGTCCCCGTAACCTTCCCCAACGCGATCACTCGGATCGCGGGGCTGATCACCTTCGAGGAAGCCGCACGCATCGTCGGCCGGTCCGATCGCTGCGTGCGCGATTGGTCGGATCCGTACAGCACCGCGCTCCCATCGCTCGACCAAGGGCTTGGACTCGACGCCGCCTATCGTGCCGCTGGCGGCGAGGGCTCGCCGATCCTCGAAACCTACACCGCGCTGCTCGGTCAGCAGATCGACGCGCAATCGGCATGTCGCCAGACGCTCTGCGCCGAGATCGCCAGCGCCGCAGCGGAATTCGGCGAGGCCGTCGAGACCAGCCTGGCCGTCACGCTCGATGGCGCGAACGACCGCGCGGTCCAGGGCGCGCTGCATGAAGTCGAGCAGGCGCAAACGAAATTGGGCACCGTCTTGCGGCGCTTGCAGAGCTTCTTGCCGGGTGGCGTCGGGCCAAACGGGGGAACGGCCGGGGGAGGACCCAAGTGACCAAGCCGAAAGAACACCGAAGCCCCGCGATGCGCTGCCCGCATTGCAACAGCCGGGCGCGCGTCCGCAGCAGCAAGGAAGACGGACCGATGATCCGCGATATTCGCTTTGTTTGCGAAAATGACGATTGCGGCCACACCTTCCTCGCCCAGCTCGCGATCGTCCGCACGATCCGCCCAAGCGCTTGCCCTAACCCGGAGGTGCGGCTCCCTTTTGCCAACCCGAACATCGGCCGGCAGGGAAAGCGACCGGCGAATGAATACGGTCCGCTGCCTGCCAATGACGATGACATCGAGCAGCCCGCGGCGGAATTCGCGCCATGATCTAAAGCGGATGATCCTCCCGGCCTAGGCCGCACCAACCTTCCCCGACCGATACCAGCCCGGAAACATCCGTTTCCGGGGCCGGATTTCCCTTGCCTGAAAGACTTGACCCAACCCCATGCGCCCCGACCTGCTCACCGAACTGACTGCGCGCCTGAAGCGGGACTATGCCTTCGAGGAGAAGGGCAAGTATCTCCGCCGCGGCAAATGCCCGCAATGCTCCAAGGGACAGCGCGAGCTTTGGACCTGGACCGATAAGCCCTGGGTGCTGAAATGCGGCCGGATCGACCGGTGCGGCTGGGAAGGCCACGTCAAGGAACTCTATCCCGACATCTTCGACGATTGGTCGAAACGCCACGTCAAGACCGAGGCCGCACCCAATGCAGCGGCCGACGCCTATCTTCTCCATGCCCGCGGCTTCGATCTGCAGGGCCTGCGCGGTGCCTACACGCAGGAATGGTATCAGGATCAGCAGCTCGGCATCGGCTCGGCCACGGTGCGCTTCCCGCTGCCGGGTGGCGGCTATTGGGAGCGGCTGATCGATCAGCCCGGGCGATTCGGCAAGCGCAAGGCCAATTTCTCCTACGGCACTGCCTATCGCGGGCAGTGGTGGCAAATGCCCAAGGTCACGATGGCCGATCTCGCCGTCGCGCCGGAGATCTGGCTCGGCGAAGGCATCTTCGACACGGTCGCCCTGACGCAAAGCGCGAAGGTCGCGGCCGTCTCGCTCATGTCGTGCAACAATTATCCGGAAGCGGCGCTCGCCGAATTACGCCGCGCCGCGGCCGAACTGAACCGCGCGCCGCCCCGGCTGATCTTCGCCTTCGACGTTGGCAAGGCCGGGACGGAATACACCCGTCGCTTCGTCAAGCGCGCCCGCGAAGAGGGCTGGATCTGCGGCGCGGCGCAAGTGCGGCCCGACGGCGAGGGCGCGAAGCTCGACTGGAACGATCTCGCCCAGCGCGACCGCCTCACACCCGAGCATATCGACGAATATCGCTGGAACGGTGACGTCACGATCGCGGGCAGCGCCAGCGAAAAGGCGCTGCTCATCTATCAACGGCACAAGACGCAATCCTTCCCGCTCGTCTTCGGGGGACGCCAGCTCTGGGCGCAATTCTCGATCGAGCGGATCCAGGGTATCATCCAGCAATGGATGGAATCGTCGGACGCCGAGTTCGCGACGTTCAAGGCGCTGCCCTTCCAGGAGCAATGGAACCTCGCCGCGGCCGAAGCAGCCGAGATCTCCGAACTCGCGAACTGCACATTCCGCACGCTGTATTTCCAGCGCGACCCCAACCTTGAGGAAGGGGCCTATTATTTCCGCATAGATTTCCCGTCCGATCGCGCGAGCGTCAAGGCGACCTTCTCCGGAGCCGCCTGCGCCGCCAGCGCCGAATTTAAGAAGCGCCTCGCCTCGATTGCGCCAGGCGCACAATGGACCGGCAGCCAGTACCAGATCGATAAGCTGATGCTGCGCCAATGGTCGACGATCCAGATGGTCGAGGCGATCCAGTTCACCGGCTATTCGATCGATCACAAGGCGTGGATCCTCGGCGACATCGCCGTCCATAACGGCCGCGTCTACGATCCGAACGAAGAGGATTACTTCGTCCTCGGCAAACAATCGGTGAAGCTGCGCACAGCCGAGCGGATCCTGCGCATCGCCTATGATCCCGAAAAGCTCGATCTGTCGTGGGTCGGCCCTCTGATCACGGCTTACGGTCCCAAGGGCATCGTTACCCTGGCCTTCTGGTTTACCGCGCTTTTCGCCGACCATATCCGTTCGATGCACGACAGCCTCGCCTTCCTTGAGGCAACGGGCATTCCCGGCACCGGCAAATCGACGCTGATCGAATTCCTGTGGAAGCTTTTCGGCCGCGCCAATTACGAAGGCTTCGATCCGACCAAAGCGACCAATGCAGGCATCGCCCGCACGCTTGGCCAGGTCGGCAATTTGCCGGTCGTGCTGATCGAAGGCGACCGCGCGCAGGACGCGCCGCATGCGCGTCGCTTCGAATGGGATGAGCTGAAGACCGCCTATAACGGTCGCGCCGTCCGCACCCGGGCTATTGCCAATGGCGGCATGGAGACATTCGAGCCGCCCTTCCGCGGCGCGATCGTCATCGCCCAGAACGACCCGGTCGAGGCGTCGCCGGCGATGCGCGAACGCATCATGGGCATCCACTTCGACAAGTCGATGTTCAGCCCCGCGTCGAAAGCAGCGGTAGAAAATCTATCGGCAATCGCCGTCGAGGATGTTTCGGGCTTTCTGGTCCACGCCGTGCGCCGCGAGGCAGCGATCATCGAGGCGTATCGAGAAGGCTTCAAGCGGCACGAAGCCGCGATGCTAAAGCACAAGGGTATTCGCAACGGCCGCTTGGCGAAGAACCACGCGCAGCTCGCCGCGATGCTCGACGCGATGCGCCTGGTCGTGAACAACCTCTCCAACCAGGCGGTCGCCGATGCACACGCCTTGATCCTTACCATGCTCGAGGAGCGGCAACGCACCGTCGAGACGGATCATCCGCACGTCCAGCTCTTCTGGGAACGGTTCGATTACATCGTCGCAAACGAGGGCCTCAACAACGAGCGGCCGATCAACCACAGCCGCACGGCCGGTATATTGGCCGTGAGCCTCCCCCAGTTCGAGCAGAAATGCGCGGACATGCGCCTGTCGCTGCCCTGTCCGCCGACCGAGCTGAAGCGGCTGCTCAAGACGTCGAAGGCCCGCAAGTTCGTCGAGAACAAGCCGGTCAACTCGATCACGGGAAAGACCGTGAATTGCTGGGTTTTCGAGAACCCTGACCACCTCACCCACCCCGCAAACGCCCGCTGAGAAAGGCCCGACCGATGTTGCACGCACCCATCTTTCCCGCTGCCGCGGCACTTCAGCCGCCCCCGCTGAAGCCCGACGAATATCTAAATCTTCGCCGTCGCGCCGCGGGCCTCTCGATCGTCGAGGTCGCACGGTTGATTGCGCCGTCGCCAAAGGATCATGCCGAGGCCGTGGCCTTGGTCGCGATGCTGGAGGCCCCCGGCTGCCGCGCGCGCTTTCCCGAAACGATCGAGGCGTTGCAGCGTGCCTATCCGCTCGATCTGGCGGTCTATCGCCAGCTCGCCGACGAACCTGCCGATCGCCATCCGACCGTCTGCCGCTCGTGCGGCTGCAGCGAATGGGATCCCTGCCATCATGAGCAAGGAACGTGCGGATGGGCGAGCACCACGAAGTGCACGCGGTGCGCCGAGTTTGCATCATGACCGCGACCGCAATGACAATGCGCGCCGTCCCCGACGGCAATGGCGGCTTCCGCCACGTCCCCACCCCGTTCGTCCCCGTCGTCGTGGGCGGCAAGGGCAAGAAGAAGGCGGTTCGTCCGCCCGATCCGATCGTGACCAACGGCGAGAGCGCGGCCGAGCAGCTTCGCCTGCTGATCGAGCGGATCGAGCGGATCGACGAGGAAATTTCAGGGATGCAGGCCGACCGGGCGGACGTCTTCGTCGAGGCCAAGGGCGTCGGCTTCGACGTCAAAGGCGTGCGCGCCATTCTCGGCTTGCGCAAGCAAGAGAAGCATCACCGCGACGAGTTCGAGAGCATCCTCGAAACCTACAAGATCGCGCTGGGCCTCGCATGACGCCGCCCCGCCCCTTCCGCGCGGCCCTGCTCGCGATCGCCGCTCTCCTGCTCGCCCCGATCCTCTTCGTCGCCTTCATCGCCACCATGAACCGGAGGAGCTGATGTCCCGTTCCCAAAACCCTATTCACAGCAAGTCTTGCCGGGGCAGATGCTGTCGCCCAGATGCCTACCAGGAGGAGCCGAGCGTCGCCTGGCACTGGGTCGTGTTGCTCGCCGCGGGCGGAACCGGCGCGCTGCTGATCGATCTCGCCGGCTACACTCCCGCGATCGCCGCTGCCTTGGGCATGATGCCATGAAGCGCCGCCTCACCTGCGACGTCCCGCATTGCGGCCAACCCCGCAGAGGCTGGCAGCGGCTGTGCGAGGGTTGCTACCGCAAGCTCCCCGGTGAAATCCGCGTCGGCATCGCGGCGGCGAAGCACGAGCGTCGCACCAAGGATTGGAACGCTCTGCGCCGTCGCGCGGCCGAGTTCCTCAACATCCGCCCCGCGATCACCGCCCTCGATGCCGCGCTCCCCCGCCTGTCGGCCGAGCGCGTGTTCGAACTCCACCAACGCATGCTTGGCGAAAGGACCGACACATGAGCTATGCTGAAAATACGACCGTTCCAGTCGAACGGTCGATCGCCGAAATCATCAGCCTTGTTAAAAAAGCAGGCGCAGAGCGGGTCGCGCAATATGACGAACCTGATCGATTTACCGTCGCGTTCGATCTGGCCGGCCGGCATGTACGCTTCCGCGTCGCACTCCCGCAGATCAATGATGTTCCCGAGGTTCGGGGCGATGGTCGCCGTAGAACGACCGCTGAGCTCATTGCCAAGCGTGACGCCCTGCAACGGCAACGGGGCCGGGCACTCCTGTTGGTCATCAAGGCCAAGCTCGAGAGTGTAGAAAGCGAAGTCGAGACCTTCGAGGAAGCGTTTCTCGCCAATATCGTGATGGCGGACGGCGCAACTGTCTATGAACGCGTCGCTGCGCCAATCGCGCTGGAATACGCCGACAGCCGCCCGCAAACGCTCCTCCTTTCCGGCCCATCGGGCAGGTCGAAGCCATGAGCGCCAATCTCGTGCTCATATCATCGCGGCGTACCGGCAAGTCGATCTACCCGGCCGCGCTTCGCGACCTGATCGACGCGATCGACTTCACGGCTGTCGAGGAAGGCGCGGCCCCGATGCCGGAAACGGTTGAGGCGATCGTTCGGCACCTGGCGAAGCTCTACCCCAACGGGGGCAACCAATTCTGCGCAGCGATCGAGCAGGCCGTCCGCCTCGCCTGGCGCGCGCGCCACGAAATCCAAAAAATTCGGGAGACCCAATCGTGAGCCACCTTACCGTTGAAGCGGCGGCGATCCTTGCCGCATCCCAAGCGACAGAGGCGACGGCAGAGCTGCTACGATTCGCACGCGAAGGCCAGTATAGCACGCGCATTCCCTTTGCAGAGAACGTGACCGGCTTGCTTGCCGAAGCGCTCAAGCTGGCGCTGGAGATCGACACGCCTGGAGATGAGGCGCTGATCGAAGCTGAGGACCGCGCGCTATTCGCAAACCTCAAGACCTCGCTGGCAGCATTCATTGAAGGTTGGGTCGCATGAAGCGCCGCACTGCTACCAAAGCACCGCCCTGGACCAATCAGGAACTGGCCATCCTCGCCGATATCTATCCGCGCGAAGGCATGGCTGGCGCAGCCGATGCGCTCCCCGATCGTGGCCAGCACGCGATCGAGCAGAAGGCTCACAAGCTCGGCCTTCGCTCGCCGGTCGTAAACGAGGCACCGAAGCTCGTGCTGCAGGGCGAACGGCTTGAGCGCGCAATCGCACTGTACGAACAGGGCATGGCTTTCACGGCGATTGCCCGCGATGTCCGCTGCACGCCGACCGCGACCACCAATGCCATCCTGATCGCGCTGTGCCCGCGTCGCGGTTACCGCCCGGGTGAGCGCGATGCGAGCGGCCGCTTGACCGAGGAAACGAAGGAGCGGCTCCGGTACATGCTGAAAAAGGGCCTGAAGGCCGTCGATATCCAGCTTCGCCTGGGGATCAGCGCGGCGCGGGTGGCCGAGGAACGGCGTCGCTACAATGTCGATCTTGCCAGCCGCGACAAGGCTCTCCTGCCGCCCCCCGGCGCTGGCGAGCAATATTCGGGCGTGCGGCTGCCCAAGGCGACCCGACGCGCGGTCGAGGAAGCGTTTCTGAAGGGTTTCGGCACGACGATCGTCTCGCGGATGACACGCGTCTCCAAACCCAGCGTCAAGAATATTCGACGCGCCCTGGTCGCGCGGTTGGCGCGCAAAGGCGAAGCGCTTCCCGGCTGCGATCGATCCGGCAAGCGGCTCGGCGCAGCGAAATACTCGCCGCACCATATTCCCGAGGCGTCGATCGCCGGTCTTCGCACCCGGCTGATCGCGGGCGAACCCGTCGCGCACGCGGCAAAGGCGATCGGGATCGGTAGCTGCGGGGCCTATAAGATCCGCGATGCGCTGCGCGCCGAGCTTGCGGCAGAGGGTCGCACCCTGCCCGCGCCGATCCGGCTCGGCCGCACAGCGGCGCAACGCGCGCGCGCAGCCGAGGCTAACTGGCTTCCCAACGGCCGAATGCAGGAATTCCGCCAATTGGTGCATGTCCATGGCCAAGACGAGGCCAAATGCATCCTGATCGAGCGCATCGCGCAAGAACAGCACGCCGAAGCCATCGCCCACGCGATCGAGCGTACCCGGCCGAAGTCGTTCGAAGAACAGCTAGCCCGCATAGCGCGGGGCGAGGTCACGATCAGCGAGAAGCTCATCATGCGTCGCCCGGATCCAGCAATGACGCTAGGCGGGATCGCCACGGGGGCGCTATGAGCGCGGCCGAGCTAAGCGGCGCGACGCCGGCGGAGGGGAAACGGACGGCGAAGAAGGTCGACCGCCACCCTTGGGATTGGTACGTCGAGCAAGCCTGGGTGACACACCGGCTCTGCGATGTCGTCGAGCTCGAGCGCCATGTCCATTATATCGATCCGACGTGCGGTAACTGCACCATCCCGCAGGCGCTAACCGACCGAGGCTTCATGGCGTTCGGAACCGACAAGTTTCAGCGAACGAACAGCCCGCTATTCCTGAACGAGCATGATTTCATCGGCGATCAGATGTTGCTGATCGAGCATTGGCATCCGCTGTCGATCGTCATGAACCCGCCCTTTAGCTGCCAGGATGGCAAGCTCGTGCGCGGCCTGGCCGAGAAATTCGTCCGCAAAGCGTTGGCGATCGCCACGCACAAAGTCGCGGTGCTGCTGCCGGTCAAGTGGCTGGCCAGCGCTGGTCGCGTGCGGTTGTTCCAGGACTTCCCGCCAAGCATTTACATCCTGTCGGAGCGGCCCTCGATGCCGCCTGGCGACAAGATTGAGGAGCTGGGCGAGCGGTTGGCATGGAAGCGTGGCAAGGTCGATTACATGTGGGTCGTGTGGGATCTGCAAGCGCCTAGGCTCAACCATGCGCGCACGTTCTGGATCCCGCCTCGGCCTAAGCTCGCAACGGACGCGCAGCTCCCGCTGGAAATGGCCGCGTAATGCCCATCCGTCCGGAAAACCGCGCCCGCTATCCCCGCCAATGGAAATTCATGGTTGCCCTCGCCGCCCAGCGCAGCGGGGGACGCTGCGAATGCGACGGGAAGTGCGGCCTGGAGCACCGTGGCGGACGGTGCGAGGCTGTGAATAGCCAACCGCACCCAGACACCGGCTCGACAGTCGTGCTGACGCTCGCGCACGAACATGGCGTGCCGCTGGAGGAGACGAGCATCGCCCGCATGTTCCATGCCTGCCAGCGCTGCCACAACCGGTATGACGCGCCGATGCGTCGCGCCGGCATCATGGCCCGCACCCGCGCCATGTGCGCGATTGGCGACCTGTTCGACCAGTGATGACGACGCTCTTGACCCCTCCGGAAGCGGCCGCGCGAATCCACGTCTCTACCAAGACCTTGCGCCAACTGCGCCGCGAGGGGCACATTCGCTATGTCGCGATCACCGACCGCACGATTCGATACCGGCCCGAGGACTGTGACGAGTTCATCGCCAGCCGCGCCCGGAAGGCCCCTGA